ACAGAGGAAGGAATGCGCTACTTTACTGGCGACAGTTTAGTAGTGACACGTTCCTCAGCCACACCTTTTAGCGTAAACCGTTTGACGGATGATGGTGATCTTGCAGTGTTCCGCAAAGACGGCTCCACTGTGGGGAGTATTGGGAGTGTTGATGCCAACTCAATAAGAATAGGCAAAGGTGACGGAAATTTAAGATTCTATGATTTTGGTAGTGCCATAGCTGTTATCCCTTGTAATTCATCTGGCGCAAACCAATCAAATGTAGTGGACTTAGGTAACTCTTCTTCTACTTTCAAAGACGCTCATTTCTCTGGCACAGTAAACGCAGCAAACTTCAACACCACCTCAGACGCTACACTCAAGACAAACGTAGAGACGCTCACAGGCTCTCTGGATGCCGTTAAGTCCCTGCGTGGTGTCTCATTCGATTGGATTGAGAATGGTGGCTCAGAGGTCGGCGTAATCGCTCAGGAAGTGGAAGCTGTACTGCCAGATGTAGTCAGCACAAATGACCAAGGCATCAAGTCAGTTAAATACGGAAACATGGTGGCTCTCTTGATTGAAGCCATGAAGGAACAACAGCTTCGCATCGAAGCATTAGAAGCTAAACTAGGAGAGTAATCATGGCTATTACATACACATGGACTATCGCAGAACTTGAGCGCAACACAGCAGACGGTGGTGTCACAGTGGCACACTGGCGCTGCGAGGGCGTTGATGGGGAGGCTACTGCTTCCTCATACGGTACAACCTCATGGACACCAGACGCATCTGCCTCTGACTTCATTGCATTTGCTGACTTAACGCAAGCCAACGTGCTTGCTTGGGTCTGGAATACTGTCGTGCGTACAGATGTTGAAACAAGCATTGCAGACAAGATCAACGCTGAGTTGAACCCAACGACTACCGCTGGGCTTCCTTGGTAATACAAACGCTAATAGTAGAAGGACACGAAGATGGCGATTAAGGTAAACGGCACAACCGTTATTGATGACAGCAGAAACCTTGTAAATATTGCAAGTGGAGCGGGTAGCAGTACAACCTACGGCGATATTGGGACTTATACTATGGGTAGGCCGGACAACCAAACAACATATAATCCCGGAGACACTGTTTCTGGTCTTATTCCAGCCTGTGAAAGATCGGGTACTAACATGGCTAGGTATAACGGTCAACAGGTTGGGTGGAGTGATGCGTATATTTTTACGGCGCTGAGCGGCACTTGGCGGTCTATGAACGGCTCTCTAGGAAATACTTCAACTTCAGATTACTCACTTTCTTTTACGGGTCTTTGGGTAAGGATTTCTTAAATGACTATAACAATTACACAAGTCCGTAATGCGGCATCTAAGAACGCAACCAACACAGTCATCGATGTGGAGATTAACCACCCCAAGTTTGGTTGGATACCATACCTGCTGACCGACTATGACACAGACACAACCATCAACAACGATGAAGTCATGGCTCTCATTGGCACAGACTTCGCAGCGTACGTTGCTCCTACTCAGGCAGAGTTAGACGCAGCCGCAGCGGCACAGGTTCGTGTTGAACGTGACAACCTGTTGGTCACAGTCGTTGACCCTATCGTGTCTAGCAATTTGCGCTGGGCTGAGATGACTACTGAGAAGCAAGCAGAGTGGTCTGCGTATCGCACTGCCCTGCTAGACATCACAGATCAAGCTGGCTTTCCAACCGACATCACATGGCCCACTAAACCGGAATAGAGAAGAGCAATGAATAAACGCACAATATCATCCGCGCATGACCGCATTGATGGCCTTGAGAAAGAAGTCATCGCTATCAAGACTGAGGTAAAGATCCAGTTCAAAGACCTGTTTAGCCGCGTCAAGCGCATGGAAGGCATCATGATTGCAACTACAGGTTCTATCATTGCACTCTTACTCGCAGTCTTAACGAAGATGGGATAGAGATTAGCTGTGGCTGTACTTGAAACCATAGCCGCAGCTAATGCTGCCTACTCTGTAATTAAGAAATGCTTAGAGAATGGCAATGAGGTCAAAGGTCTTGTTGGCCATGTTGGCAAGTTCCTTACTGCTGAAGATGATCTAAAAGAAGCAGTAAAACGTAAGAAGAATAATCCAATTACATCTATTACTGGTGGTGAAGAGGGCGATTGGGAAGAGTTCCAAGCGCTCGAGGACATCAAGGAAAAGCGCCGTGAGCTAGAGTCTTGGTGCAGATTGTATGGCCCTCCCGGCACTTGGGACAGATGGCAACAGTACCAAGTTGAAGCGCGGAAAGCTCGCCGTGCTGCACAAAAGCAAAGAGAAAAAGAACGTGAAGAGCTTGTTGAGCTTATCATGTATTCACTTGCAGGCCTGCTGGCTATTGCTGGTATGATTGGTGTTGTTGCTGTCATCGGTAGATACATGGAGAAGTGGTGATGTGGGTGCTGGTTTGGTTGCAACTTGCGGGTGGCGTTACGCACTTTGAGGTTGGTCAATACGAATCAGAAAAGATTTGCTTTGAGGAAAAGCTAAGAGCATCTATTCTTGTGACGAAGAACAACGAGTATCTCTATTGCTTTAAGGTAAACATAGGAGAAGACCAATGACTATTGCTATGGAAAAAATACTAGCATGGAAGCTAATGCCACGGATCATGATGCTTGTAATGACGATCATGTATATCCGCGTCATAGAGTGGTTTATGTCTTTGCCGCAAGATGTGGTAAGCACACAAGCTACAGCGCTTACAGCCACGGTTACAGGCGCTCTGACGGGTGCTTTCGCAGTATGGGTAGGGCATGAGAAATGATTGCGCAAATTATAGGGTCTCTTGGTGGGCTGGCATCTACTTATCTCGATAGCAAAGCTGTCGTTAAGAAAGCAGAAGCAGAAACTAAAATGAAGATTGCGACTGGCGAGATTAGCTGGGAGCAGGCTGCGATACAGGCAAGCGATAACTCTTGGAAGGATGAGGCTTGGACTGTAGCTTTCATAGCCATAATCGTGTGTTCGTTTGTACCTCCGCTTCAGCCCTATATGAGGGAGGGCTTCGCTAATATTGCAGCTGCACCTTAGGGGTTTCAGTGGGCTTGCTTTAGCTCTATTGCTGCCAGCTTTGGTATTCGTACAATGAAGGGGTTTAAGAAGTAATGGATAACGTCAAGTTACCTCTTGCTCTTGTGGCTGCAATGGCCGTCCAGCTTGCCGCTGGTGTGTGGTGGGTAAGCCAGCAAGCAGCCACCATTGCCAGCCTTGAAGAGACTGTCGGCCAGATTGGTTCGCGCATGGCTATTGAAGATAACATCAACCTCAAGCGTGATGTGCAGGACAATGCAATGGAATTGCAGTATGCTTTTGATGAGATCGAGGATCTTTGGGATGAGCTTGCATCTATGACAATGGCTATCGGAGAGATCAATAAGATTAAACAACGTGTGGCTCTGATTGAAAATGATCTAAAGTATATTGGTCGAGGCCACTTGGATATAAAAGGTGGAATGAAATGAAAGAGAACTTTGGACACTGCTTGAGAATGCTATTGAAACACGAAGGCGGCTTTGTAAATCATCCAAAAGATCCGGGTGGTATGACTAATCTCGGTGTGACCAAGGCTGTCTATGACAAGTGGATTGGCCGGGAAAGCACTGAGCAAGAGATGCGAGACCTGACGCCTGATGACGTAGCTCCGATCTACAAAAAAAACTATTGGGATAAAGTTCGCGGTGATGATCTCCCAAGCGGCGTTGATTGGTGCGCATTTGATTGGGCTGTAAACTCCGGCAGCGGTCGGCCAGCCAAAGCTATTCAACGTGCCGTTGGAGCGAAACAGGACGGGGCAATCGGGCCTATGACATTGCAGGCTGTTGCTGACTTAGATCCAGACCGGATCATCGAGTCTGTGTATCATACTCGTCAAAAGTTTTATGAACGGCTTAAAACCTTTGAGACTTTCGGCAAAGGATGGACGCGAAGAAATAAAGAAACTCTTGAAACAGCTCTTGAGATGGCTACAAAACCTGTATAGAAATATCGAGTGGGTGGCTATCATCACAAG